GCCGCCGATCGCCGACATTCCGGTGATCATGCCGAGCGCTGGCGCCACTCCGGCGGAGCGCTGCGCGGCGGCGAGATCGCGATAGAACGCCTGCTGCTCGCGCTTCACGCTGCGCAGCGCCGACACTTGCGCGCGTTCCCACGCCTTGACGTCGGCCGACTGTCCTTTCGTCCATTTCGAGGCGTCGTCCGCGAGCTTCTGCGTCTTCGCGTAATCCTTCCAGGCCGTCGCCACTGCCTCGACGTCTTTCGCCGAGAGCTTCAGCCCCGCGAGCGACTTCGTAAAACGATCCGTCGCGCGTGTGTTCGCCATGCCCTTGGCGACGGCCTTGGCCGCGGTCTCGGCGTCCTTCAGCGCTTGGCTGACGCTGCGCGCGGGCTTCGTGACATTGTCGATGAGCTGAGCTGTAACCGTGCTCGTCAGGCTCGCCATATCAATCGATCCCCATCATCTCGCGCGCCTCGATCAGCTCGGCGATGAACTCATCCCAGGGCAGGGACATGATCTCGGTCATGCTCCAGCCCATTGTGCGTCCGATCAAGGCGCGATAGTGCCGCCAGCCGCCGGGCCAGAACCGTCGCCCTCGACGTCCCGGAACCGGCGGGGCAAAAAATCCTTGGCGGCCTCGTCCAGCGCCAGTCGATCATCATCGTCGAGCGCATCGAGCACGGCATCGGGAATCGATGTGCCCGCGTCATCGCGATAGATCGGAAAGCGCACCTCGTCCTTTTCCTTGATGTCCTCCACCCAATCTGCGACCTCTTTCGCGGTCAGCCTCTGCAGAATGATATGGTCGTAGAGCACGCCTCCATAAACGAGCGGCCATGCGAGCGGAATGCTCTTGAACCGCGACGCGCCTCCGACGAATTTTGGCGTTTCGGGCGCCGCCGGAGCAGCGGCCACATCTTTGGTTCCGTCGTCCATCGATCGAAGCCTTTCATGAAATAGGCGCGGCGCCAACTACGCGCCGCGCATGACGACGAATATCAGCCGATGCGCAGGATTGCGTTCATATCCGCATTGCGATCGACGCCGTTCACGCGCCATGTGGAGTTGAAGAAATCATAAAAATAGATTTCCTGCTTGTCCTCATATAGCTCATAATGTGTGATCTCGCTGATCTTGTGATCCTGCTCGCCGAGCTTGCCGCGCTCGAACTCTTGCTCATTGAGCTCGAGCAGTCGGCCGAAAACGACCACCTTGCGCTCGATCGCGCGGCCGCCATTTTTGTCGCGCAGCACGCCATAGACCGTATAAGGCTTGACCGCCTGCGCACCGAGCCCGAACATCGCCTTCGTCTGCGCGTCCGCGCCGATGAGCTTGAAGCTCATCTCCAAGGCTTCTATGCCGAGCCCCCCGATCGTGATCGCGCCGACGGATCCTCCGGCATGATGCTCCGCGCTCTTCTCTTTCAGCTGCGGCAGCATCACGGCCTGCAGCGTGAGATGCTTGGAGTTATTCGGCCCGTCGTCTCCGGCGAACAGGTTAGCGGCTTCCCAAATGATGACCGATGCGGCCATGACAATATCTCCGATAGTGAGAGAAGATAAGCGGCGCGCGATATCGCGCGCCGACATCACGCGAACTGACCGACGATCGTCGCCGATTGTGTGACGAGCGTCGCCAGCTCTTGCGTGAGCGCCGCATAATAGGGACGGGAGTCTATCGTCACCTGCGCGATCGGCGCCGGCTCCTCGCTCTGGAAGAAGACGCGGAACTTGCCCTGACGCAAATCGGTCGGGGAGTTTTTCGCCGCTTCGAAGCCGACACGGAAACCGATCGAGCCTTCCTGCAACAGCGCTTCCTGGCCGATGGCCGTCATATCGTTGATCACGGCTTGCACGCCATGCGATGTGACATTGTCGACGCCGAGTCGCAGCCGGATCGACTTCAGCAGCGCGAGATGCGCCCAATCGCGACCTCGGCTCTTGTTGTAGAACCAGAAGTTCGGGTCAGTGTCTGCATTCCAGAGCCCTGCGAAGACGAAGCCATTGCTGGCGATCGCCGTCTCGACCCCGGACTCGCCGCGCTCGACGACGCCGATATGGGCCGCAAGCAGCTCCTGGCCCTCGGTCGCGCCATCGACGAGCGAAAAACTATAGTAGTTCTTGAGCCCGACGATACCGAGCATTTGCTGGCCGGCGAAAGACCAGAACGGGTAGCCGCCATGCAGAAAGTCGGTCCGCACGGCGAGACCGATGACGCGGGCGACGCCGTCTTCATTGCGCGTAGTATCTCCGTCGGCGACGACCGTCCAGGCGTCGACAGGAATGAGCCGTCCGGAGCCCAGCGTTTCTTGCCATGCGATGGCGTTGGACACGCCGGTTCCCGGGCCCCCGACGATCGCATGCGCCAGCAGCGAGCTCAACACTGACGGCAGCGCCGCGCAGATCGGATTTACGGCCCCCTCGGCGCCGGCCTGCCAGGTATAGCCTGGCGCGCCGATCAGACGCGGCACGACTCCAGTTTGCGCGCCGGCGCGCAGCAACGCATAAATGCCCGTTCCGACATGGCCGTTCGTTGAGGCGCCGTTGCGCGAGCCGATGATGTTCGCGATCGTCGCCGCGTCGCTGCTGCCGGCCGTGACGCGCACCGCGATGATGCGCGCGCTGGTCTGCAAATCGGCGAGCTGATCGTCGATCGCCGTCACCGCCTTGTAGAGGTCGCCGGTGCCGATCTTCGCGAGAGCAACGGGATCGCCAGAATCGAAGGCGACCGGCTCGTTCAGCGGCAGAAAAGCCGTGTTTGCGTCTTCCGACGGCAGCACGAGGCCGACGACAGAGAGATCGGAGGTCTGCGCGGGACGAGGATCCGTGTCGTCGCGATTGAAAATCAGTCCATATGTGGGGGATGTCATGCGCCAGCTCCATCGCAAGGATATCGAAACATCAGATCACGCGATCTGCTCGAGATCGCGCACATCGCCATTCGGCGCGCGCTCGGGGGGATCGAAGGGAGGCGGCTTCGGCGCCGCTATTCCGTTTTTCGCGAGCAGTACGCGCACCTCTTCGGCATGCGCGCGAAGCAACTCGATGTAGCGCCAGCACCGAGCGAGATCGCTGCGCAGCTGCGCATTGGTTTTCGCCTCCGCGTCGAGGAGCAACTTGATGCGATCGTCGACGAGCTCGTTGAGCGCGCGCTCGGCCTCTGCGTTGATCTTTTTGGCTTCAGCGCCTTGCTTCCCGCGACCGAGCAGCCACGCCGCCGCCTCGCGCAAGAACGCGCCGACGACTCCGCCGCCGCCGAGCGCCGCGATAATCGTCGCCGCCTGTTCCGAAATATCGTGACTGTTCGTATCCGGCATTCGTCGACCTCCTATCAGCCCTTGATTTTCGACCCGCGGCATATCCGCGCCTCGGCGTCGAGGCGCGAGAGATCGTTGACGATCGCGAGCGACCCAGCGTCGCGATGCGTCTCGACATAGGCGGCGGCGCGCTCGAGCGCAGCATCCGAGAGAGGGACCGGGCAAAGCCGCGCGAGCTGCCGCGCGATCTCCGCCTTACGCGCCGCCGGCGTCGGTTGCGCCAGCACGGTCCGCACGATCGCCGTCGGCGCCGGTCTTTCGTCCGCGCAGCCGGCGAACGAGCTCGGAAGCATCGGCAGCAGCGCCAGGCAGATCACTGCGTGCATCGGCGGCGTCGGCAATGACATCGGCGGTCTCCTCTGCGGCCTCGGCGACGGCCGCTCTTTCGTGGGTGGCGTCGCGATCCTCATCCTGGCGCTCGGCGCGCAGCGCGGCGACGCCGCGGTCGAATAGATGCAGGAAGAAGGCGCCAGCGCCCGCCGCGAGTTTCGCGGCGAGCGTGGCGAGAAAAGAGCCGAACATGTCGGCTCAGCTCTTGAGGACTTGATTGCGCGCGTTGCGGACATTGAGCGCGACGAAGTTGATGATCGTCCGGGTCTTGTCCCACGCAGACCCCGGCTCGCCCTGCGGCAGGAAAGCGGAGACCGCGCTCGCGACGCCCGTGACGCCGAAGGCCGAGAAGGCGGCCTTGCCGATGATGACCGCCCAGCCGCCGAGAATCGCCAGCACGCCGACGACCGATGTCGGCACAGCGTCCGGCAGCGGCAGATCGACCATCAGACTGTCCGCCGCATGAGCCGCGCCGCCGGCGAAGACCAGCGCCAGCACACCGAGCGCGAAGAGCACGGCGCCGACGGCGATCCGGACGCGCGAGCGATAGGCGGCGGTGGCGATGCGCGCGGCGAAGGCGCCGACCTCCGGCGCGAAGCTCATGAGGCCGATGATGACGACGGCCCCGATGATGACGACGCCGACGATCGGGCCATAGATGACCGGGAGGGTGAGGAGCAAGAGGGCGAAAAGCGCGAAGGCCGAAGAGGGGCTATTCGCGCGGGCGATCAGTGCTTTCATGGTTCAATCTTTCATGTTGTTCAGCGGGTCATTGTATCGCAATTGCGCTCGGCCCCGCCGGGACACCGCGCGCGCGAAAGGGAGCGCGGTCAGTCCGCAGGCGTGAAGTCCACGTAGAACTTGTCGCCGTGCTTGAATTTCCCCCAGAGCGCCTCGTTGGCGATCTGAATCGAGAGCGCCGCGCCCGGAGAATACTTCGCGAAGGTGTTGTCTTCGTCGAGACCAGTGTCGTCATAGCTGCTTTTGCAGACGGCATGCATGGTCAGAGTCTCCCCTGACTTCGCGCCGCCCTCGCCATAAAAGTGTTCTTGGACCATGCTGACTTGCAGCTTCGCGCGCATCGTCGAGTCCGACATATCGTTTATCTCCTTTGGGGATTGCCGGAGCCGCCGGCGCGGATCAGTTGAACGATTGGCTCGTCACGGCGAGCCAAAAGACATTCACGAGCGGCGACACGAGCACGAGCGCGATGAATGCGAGCACGGCGAGCGCCGCGCGCTTGAGGTTCTTCGACATGTGAGGGACTTTCAGTCCGGCACGCCCCAGCGGGCGGCGTAGAGGATGGCGGGGAGCAGCTTGACGAGATAGATCGCCGCCAGCGCCGCGCATGCGCTCGCCACGATCAGCAAGAACGCGGCGCGATCATCCGGCGGCATGGCGAGTCACTTCGGCGGCGCGTAGACCTTTTTGAGATCGCGGTGCAGCTTGACGCCAGCGCCGCAAGCGAGCGCCGCCATGACGAGCGTCGTCGGACCAGGCGGCAGGATGCACAAGAACATCAGCCCGAAGATCGCGCATCCGCCATACAGGACCGAGATAAACATCACGATGGCTTTGCCCATTGCAGATTCGCCCATGGCTTGTCCTTCCAGTGTTTCGAGAGCGCTTCACGCAGCGCGCTTCGCAGTGGTCGCGAGAGCCGCAGCGCGCCCAGCCTTTATCGCGGCGAGGAAATGCGTCGCATTGCCGGCGATCTCCGCCGCGTGATCCATGCCGTTGACGATCGGCCGCGCGCGCTTGAATTCGCCCGGATCTTCGACGTCGTCGCCGTCGATGTAATCAGCGAGCTTTTTCCCGGTGAATGTGCCGTGGATCATGCCGTAGAACATGATGATCGCCGAATAGAGCGGGTCGAGCAGCTTGCGCGGGTCGGCCTCGAAGTCGACGTCGAGCGCGAGCACGGTCTTGATGACGCCTCGGGCCTTGCGCGCATTGTTGCGGCCTGTCGACTGCACATCGCCCATGCCGGCGAATTTCGCCCCGTCGCCAGGATTGATGTTGCCCAGCTCGCGCGCCTTCGCCGGTCGCGCGCCCTGAATGTCATACATGCGCGTGAAATAGGCCGCCCCGCCGATTTCCTTGATCGGCTGCATCTTCACGCCGGTCTCGCGGAAATCGGTCGCGAGGCAATAGGCCAGATGATCATCGGGGAGGCTCGGGAAATAGCGCTCCTGCACGTCGAGCAGGCGCGTCATGCCGTCTGCCTGCGATTGCGTGAGACGGCCGGGGAACGGCGCTTCGCGAACGCGGCCGAGAAACACGCCCACATCGATCTTGCGCGGCGAGCGGAGCTCCGGCGCAGGGAACGGCGA